TGATCCGCCTTATTCCCTAGAGCAATGCAATACGCAACGGACAGTCTGAAGAAAAAATTACAACTATAGGTGAGTAAATGAAAACCAACATAAACGAAATGACACACGAAGAAATTATCGCTCTGACACCAGAGCAATTAGATTGGCTGGTTAAATACAGGTGCGCTGAGAACGGCGTGAAAAATCTACCGAGGCCGCTACAGCCTGAGTCGTTTAATCCTGATTTTGACGAAACGGTATATGAGGCTGGGGGCTATTGTTTCACTTGCCAAGATGAGGCAATGCAGTTTTGCGACTTTTTAAATTCGTCCGAGACAATCGTCAAACTAGATTACGACTGGCAAACAGGGTCGCAGTACAAGTACAGCAATCCGCTGGCGGATACTGACTTGTATCAAGTCTACCCGCGCAAGTGTTTCTCCCGCGAAAAATACGCGACGCTGAAAGGCAAGCTCCAAACTGCCGAGAAGGCAAAGACTGAGTACAAAAAGCAGCTAGAAGAATGGGAGAAAAACGAAAGAGAAGTATCCGCGTCGCGCGATGAGGTTATGGACGTTTACAATGAACACATGCAACGGGCTTATCAATTTGAACGCCATGTCAGTAATTTCAAATACTACGTGGATCTAGCTAACGGCGATTTTGAAATAGCGGAGAAGTTCTTCCGCAAGGCGTGTTCGGTAAACGACGAGGACCTTGCAAAAATCAAAGAGGCTTCTAAATGAAAATCTCCGAAATAAGAGAAGGCAAAGAGCCGGGGACGGTGAAGGTTAGGCTGCGCGGTTGGATAACAGGCCGCTGGTTTGCCCCATATTTTTGCACACTAGAAACACGCAACGAACTGAGCGCATGGCATGGACCAGGAAGGCGCTCACTTCAAGTATTTTCTCACAGACAGCGACTGGCAACTCTACGTCGAACCCAAGAAAATGAAAACGGTTTGGCTGTGGGCGTGGCGTGCCTCTCCTGAATACGATTGGGAGACCTATTTCAAGCCGCTGACCGAGGCTGAAGTGGAGAGAAAGAATGGAATTCATAGAGGCGAGTACATCAAGTGCGGCGCAAGCTTTGAGGTGCCTGAATGAGTGAAGTACGAAGCTGGACTTGTAAAACTTGTCATCAAAGTTGGTTCGGCGGCCGCACTTGTCAGCACTGCGGGACTAATATGCAGGTGTTGAGTACGGAGGCCTACAACGAAGAAGTGCAGATGGGTGACGTTCTAACTGTAAGCAAAGACGCCATAACCTACCGGGTCGAGAGTCATGAGGAACGTAGATTTAAGGCAGCTTGCGCCGCGATGCAGGGGATACTTGCTAACCCTGGAAATGATCGTATTGAAATACACGGGTACGCTATTGACGCTGTGAGACTTGGCGATGCTTTGCTGGAGAGGTTGAAATGAGCGAAGCGAGCCTATTTGGAAAGTTAGTAGACCAGCGATTAAAATTTATTGCCGAGCACAGGGAAAAACTTATGGAAGCGTGGGTTGCCGAGACTGGTTTTCTTCCTTCCGAGTCAATGCTGATGCAGCGCGAAAAAACCGGTGTGATTGAGATTTGGGTGGAGAAGAAATACCCGGGACTACCGAAAGATAAATACCCGGAAATGGATGCTTTGAGAGAAGTGGCGCGGGCGGCGGAGGCCTGGGCAAAGGAATGCCGCGACGATTTAGGTCATGACAAATTAAATCTAACTTGGCTTGTACAAGCACTGGAGAAATTGCAGAAATGAGTTACGCAGAACAAGAGGCCGTGGTGCCAAAGTTAGTCGATAAGATCGCCGCACTCGAAGCGGAGAACGCCAAGCTAAGAGAAGTTGCACGCGCCTCGCAAGTCCTGCTCGCTTCATGCTGCAAGGATGACCGAGATTTACATGGAATGCTCGAACTTGAGGAAGCGTTGGAGAGGTTGGAGGCGTTAGGATGACCATCTACTATTTAATTCGTATGCGAGGAAACCAAAGGATGGCTGAAGGCGCAAAGGTCGCCGCTGATTGCGCCGCGGATGCGATCGAAAAAGCCAAGAAACTGTTTCCTGAATGTCCGGGAGACACGTTTGAGATTGAAAGACAGGTAGATAAAGAAACTCCGCCGCAGTCCCCGGGCAGCGGAGTCGTGAAGTAATGCGCTTACACAAGGAGGTTATGCAGTGCCGGGTCAAATATGAGTCGGAATCTCTGATGAGAACTTTAACGGACTTTGTACAGTTGAATTGACGAATACCCTGTGCTATAAGCTATTCGAGACCTACCCAACCCAGCCCCATGAAAATGCGCAACACAAAAACTCGCTAGGAGACAGCGCATGAGTACCATTGGAATAACCGTCCCATCGAACATCGATCCAGAACAAATTCTGCCCGTGAAGGACTTGGCCAGACAGACAGGGTTAGAAGTCCGAACGATCCGCGACTGGATCTACAAGGGTGTTCTGCCGCGCACGAAAATTGGACCGCATAGGATCGGAATTCGCTGGAAGCATTTTCTTGAGATCATCAAGGACATGCCCAGGGCATCATAGTTACAGCCATGTCTATACACAAAACCAAGGTTGGAACGTGGCGAGTGCGCTGGCGCGCGTCCGGCGTGATGCAGTCGAAAACGTTCAAGCGGAAGCACCTCGCTGATAAATTCGAGGCCGAGCTGAAATCAGGGGCCATCAGTAAAGGCAAAAGTTCCGCCGATACCTTTGGGGAATATGCCGAGGTTTGGTATAGAGACCACTGCCTCGTTAGAAAGTCGCCCTCGCAATGGGTCGAAGATCGCTTCAGGCTTGATTCCTACATTTTGCCAATCCTCAAAACCGTAAAGATGCGCGATCTAAGAATGCGCGACATAGTCACCGTGCAATCGACCCTCGCCAGAGACGGCAAGCGGCGACCAAAGACCATCAACCTAATCACGAGCCAAATTCAAAAGATGGCCGATGACGCGGTATCGTGGGGATACCTGACGACCAACCCATTCAAGGGGTTTAAGCCGTTGCCGGTATCAGAACAGCCGTTTGCTTTTTGGTCGCGTGAGGAAATATCGACCTTTTTGACCGTTGCCAGGCTAGAAAACTTCCTTATTTTTGAGCTTATCCTGGTCGCTGTGAACACGGGGCTAAGGCGCGGGGAGCTTCAAGGGCTGCGCCGCGACTGCATTGATTTCAAGCGCCGAGAAATCATCGTCAGAAGATCGTTCTGCGTTAAGACAAACCAGCTTTTGCAGCGCACTAAGTCCATAACCAGGATGCGCCGCGTCCCAATGAATGATTCAGTCTTAGAGGTATTGGAATCTCGGCGAGATCTGCCCTTCGATCATCCGATTTTTGAGGGGATCTCCTTTCAGAACATCCATAGGAATTTTGCAACCCTGATCGACAAAGCAAAGGTCAATCACATCAGGTTCCACGACCTACGCCACACCTTCGCCTCGCATCTGGTTATGGCTGGCGTTCCCATCTTCATAGTGAAGGAACTGCTGGGGCACTCCGATATTAAGATGACGATGCGCTACTCTCACCTCTCCCCAGACGTTGCCAGTGGGTCGACAGCGGTTCTTTCAGAAATTTCAAAGGCTGTACCTAAAGCGTTACCTGCCGTAATTGAAAACCCTGAGGCGTCACCTTGATTCTGGCGTTCCCTATTTGTTCCTTTTGTCTCCATGGGAACGGAAAGCGTAAAACCGGATTGTGTTGTAACTATTTATTATCAGAACGATAGTTAGGATAGGCTGGTTTGGTTGGGTTGGTGCCGCCCTCCGGGGTCGAACCGGTTTAACACGTTTTTCGAATCCCCAATGATTACAGCGAAAACTCCCCGCAACCCCTGTGCCACATGCGTTTGTGGTGCTTTCGTTGTTACGCTCTATTACTGTGGATAACGTCATATTACGGTGCCTAGTGTTCCCTTACTGTTCCCTCTAAACAGCCCCTTGAGTATCTCGCGCGTCCCACCGAGTCTTGGTTCAGGACCATCACTCAACATCGGGGCGGCAACTTGGGTTTCATCAACAAAGATGACAACGGCCAAGTCATTTTTTCGGTCATTCGTCCCGAAGGACGACGTGACATCGTAATCGCTGCCCTCTCGTCCGGCCGACTTCTCGTTCAAGAAGTAATTCCAGCATCACATCTCGATTCTCTCGACGACGAACTACGCGCTGACTTCATGGACGAGATCCAGGACGCGCTTCTTAAGCGCCTCACCGCGCTCAGACCGGCAAGACGTCGCTACGTCCGCCCCGCCAAGGCCAGTAATCGGCCAGAAATGGCGTGCTGACCATGGCGGCAAAACCACAAAAACCAGCAACCAAAACCGACGCAAGGGCAACGGAAACGCCCAAACCACAGGTTGGACGTCCGTCGTCTTTCAACGAGCAGGTGGCGGCAACAATAGTTCGGCTTGCCGCTGACGGAAGAACCGAAGTCGAGATATCAGAAATTATTGGCATTTCAGATAGAACCCTCCGCCTCTGGAAGGGAAAGCATCCCGAATTACTGCCAGCCCTAAAAGAAGCGAAGGCCATAGCTGACGACCTCGTCGAGGCCTCATTGTTCCGGCGCGCCACGGGCTACACCCACCCGGAAGTAAAGCTCTTCTGTCACGAGGGAATGATCGTCTCCGAGCAGGTCGAGAAACACTATCCGCCGGACACGACAGCGGCGATCTTTTGGCTCAAGAACCGTCGGCCAAAGGAATGGAAGGACGTCCAGCGCCTCGAACACACCGGACGAAACGGCGGACCGGTTCTGGTCGCGCCCCTGACCGATGACCAAATCGAGTCTGCTATTGGGAAGCTACTCGAATCAGACGAGGGGGGCGGATTTGAGTAAGCGCCCCGACCTCCTTACCCTTGGGATGCGAGCCTGCAGGATCCTGCGTGCGCACATTGCCGGCACCGTCAGACTGGAGCCATCTGACGTCCAGACCTATGTCCAAATCGTCCACAAAGCCTCAGCCAAGTCCCTCTACTTTTTCGCCAAGTGCGTCCTGGGCTTCGACAAGATGCTGTCTAACCCGCATCGGAGGTGGGCAGACGATCTGCAGGCGAACTTTTGGACCGAAGACCGCTTCGCAAGGCTCAAGCCTCGGGGAACATACAAGACAACCCTATACGGCGAGGCGTTCATTCTGTGGGTGTGGGCCACGGTAAGCCCCAAGATCCGGTTCCTCTATACGTCGGCGAACCAGGCCCTGTTGGACGAGGTTTCGGCTCACCTCAATCATTACATCGGGGCAGGGTCTGACAGCCTCTATGCTTTTGTCTTTGGCATCACAAGAGACCCTGAATGCAAAAACACTGAGGTAGCGGTCAACATTATCGGCCGCGACGAGTCGGCCAAAGGGTTCTCTCTCTCGTTTAGGACCGCCGGCGGATCCACCAACGGGGTTCATCCTAACGTCATCATAGTAGACGACCCCTGTGACAAGGACGATCGCGAGTCGCGCGCCGTTCGCGAGGCCAAAAAGCGCTGGTTTGACACCCTAACCCCGCTGCTAGTCCCAATCGATGTGACGGTTCCCGACGGCCAGGGCTTGGCAAAGGTCATTCCGCTCAAAAAGACCATGCTGATTGCTACCCGCTGGCACCTGGATGACGTGATCGCCTACGTCCAGGGCAAGGAAGGCTGGCACTTCGAGGTTGAGGGCGTTTACGACCAGCACGGTCGGCCGATGTACCCAGACCTCATGCCAGAGGCGAAGATCCAGGAAATCAAAAAGCAGATATCCGAAATATTCTTTGCCTGCCAATACCTCAATTCGCCGCTGCCAGAGGGCTCCAGGATCTTCACCTTGGACCGGCTGCATTACGTGCGCCCTGAGCAGTTCGATACCAAGCTGGGGACGAATGTCGCCTTCTTTGACCCCTCGCAGGGCAAGGACGGGAGCGACTACCCGGCGTTTATCCTGGTCAATGTGAATGAGCGTCGGATCGTCTTTGGGGCAATCGATACCAAGATGGATCTGACTGCGACCATAGGCGTTGGTGCCAAGCTTTGCCTTGAACACAACGTCCGGACCTTCGTCGTTGAAACCAACGGCGCTATGGGGATCGAGACAACCATCGCCAACGCCCTCAATGCCGTCGGGCATTCCTGCGTCATCGAGCCCATTCACGAGACCAGGAACAAGGTCGAGCGCATTTCCATGTGCCAGCCCGAGCTCTACAGCGGGCAGGTGCTTTTTTGCACCGACCACAAGGACCGGTACCCGACCCTCATGACCCAATTGGAGTTCTTCCCGGCCTGGTCCCATGACGACTTCCCGGACGTCATTGAGAAGGCTGTCACCTGGCTTGGCAGGAATGCCCCGGTGTCATTCTCGCGTGGGGGCGGCGGTAAATCGACCGTGTCCGCAAGCAAAACAATGTCCGGCAGCCTGAGTAGGAGAGCCTAGCGGTGGCAAGTATATCCAAAAAACCCGAGACCATTGCTCAAGAATCCGAGCAGGCTGCGTTTCGTGGCGCTACCGGCACCTCAATTTTCGGTGGGTATTTCAATGAGGAGACCCTAGCGGCGCTCCAGGGCCGGCAAGCTTACACAGTTTACGACGAAATGCGGCGCAGTGACGCCCAGATCAGAATGATCCTGAGCGCGCTCAAAAACCCAATCAAGTCGGCGAAGTTCTACCACGAGCCGGCGGACGAGTCGGAGGAATCCCATGCCGTCGCTAAGGCTCTTGATTGGGTCTGGTTCGGCGGGGGCTGCGTCCGATTCAGCCAGTTCCTCACCGAATGCCTCACCATGTTCGACTTCGGACACGCCGTCTTCGAGAGAGCCTTCGCAGTCGCGAAGCACCCTGAGCTCGGCGCTATTCACGTCCCTCGGATCGGGTTTCGCAAGCAGCAAACGGTCGAGAGATGGATCGTCGACGGCCAAAAAGGCCTCACCGCAATCGAGCAATACGCCTACGGGGATACCGTAGACAAGCAATCGGCGCAGATGGTGCGCATCCCTGTCGAAGACCTCGTGATCCTAACGCTTGAGCGCGAGGGCGACAACTATGAGGGCGTCAGCCTCCTCAGGTCTTGCTATGGGGCATGGGCTCGTAAGAACTTCCTCCTAAAGCTCATGGCGATCGGTACCGAACGGTCTGCCCTTAGTACCCCTGTGGGTAAATTCAAGTACGGAACCAAAAGCGAGGACATTGACGACTTTGAGGACTCGCTGCAAAGCTTCGTCCTCCATGAACAGGCTTACATCTGCATGCCTGACGTCTACCAGATTGAAGTCATCAAGCACCAATTCGACTCCGACAAGGTCAAGGATGCCCTCGTGTATGAGGACGGGCAGATCGCTAAGTCTGCCTTGCTTCAGTTCATGGAGCTTGGTCAGAACGGCAACGGCGGGTCGTATTCCCTAGGCACAGACCAGTCTGACTTCCTCCTATCGGCGCTCACCTTCGTTGGCGAAATCATTTGCGAGGCAATGCACGAGATCAACAAAGAGCTGGTTGAGATGAATTTCGGGCCAGGGGTTTCCGTTCCCACGGCAAAGGCTGACGGGATCAATTCCAAGGCTGGTAAAGAGATGGCTGACGTCCTCAAAACGCTCGTCGACAGCCGGATCATCAAGAACGACGCCAAGCTGGAAGCCTTCACCCGCAACCTTTACGCGCTGCCTGACCGCGATGAGAATGAGGTCAGCGAAGCACCGGAACCGACCCCGGCACCCGTCCAAAAAGAGGATGCACCGAAGCTCAGCGAGACCACGGGCAAATGCGGGCATGCGCATGGCAAGGTAGTCAAACTGGCAGACAGCAAAACCTGGCGTCCTCTCACCGTGTACGAGCAGCCCCTGAACTTTGCCGAGATCAAGGCCGAGTTTCAATCCGAGGGCGAGACCCTAGAGTCCTCCATGCGGGCTCAACTCACCACGATTGCCGACAAGACCGTGCGGCGCATCAAGACGGTCCTTGAGAAAAGAAGCCACGGAAAAATCACGAGGGCCGAGACTGTCTCAGGCGTCCAGGTCGAGGCCGGCCAGTACCGGGCAACGCTGCGCAAGGCGCTGGGGGCCATCGTCGGTGCAGGCACAAAGCAGGCCGCACGAGACTTCGGCCTAAAGCTCAAAAAGAAGGTCGAGCTTGCTGAAACCTTCACGAAAAACACCGAATACCTGCCCGATCACGTGAAGTCCGCCCTGATTGCCCAGTCGGATGCCCAGGTCGAGGCGCATGCCAACGAGATACGGAAAAGAATCATGGCAGCGGTCGCAGCGGCAGAGGACGGCAACCTGACCGATATTCAGCTCATCACCCGCATCAATGTGTTGCTCGGAGAATATATCGGCTCGGCCTCAGTTGGCCACGCGGCGCGGATTCTCACCTCGCAGATGATGAGCCGAGGCCGCAATGAGTTCTTTTTCGACAAGAAGAACCTGAAACAGATTCAGGCCTTTCAGTATTCGGCTGTTGTCGACGACGCGACGACCGACATCTGCCTGTCACTCGACGGCAAGACCTTCACACCAGGCGAGCAAGACGATTCACTCAGGCCTCCGAACCACTTCGGGTGCCGGTCGATCTTGATACCGATCACGATCAACGAGGAACCGCCCGAGATCACCGGGCTCGACGTTGATCCGACTAACCCAAACCTGATTGCAGAGTATGAGGCGCGCGACGAAAAGCCGCCCACGCTGTTGGAAATCAAGGAGTCGAGGAACCTATGAGCAAGAGAAAGAATTTTTTCGCGAATGTCGCGTTGTCGGAGGGCGAGGACGGGTCGCCCAAGAAAAACTACCAGATCTTAAAAGCTGGCGAGTTCATTCATACGTCAACAGGCGAGCGCGTAAAGATAACCAAGGCAGACCTCAAGGCCATCGTGGCCAACTTTGACAAAGGCGTCAGGGGAATCGACGTTGCCGTCAACTATGAGCACGGGAGATCCGCTGCCCATGGGACGAAGGCATCTGGTTGGTTCTCATCCCTGACCCTCGAAGCTGAAGGTGAAGAGCTTTGGGCAGCAATCGAATGGACGCCGCAAGCGTCTGAAGAACTCAAAAACAGAGAGTGGCGGTATTTCAGTCCGGAGCTGTCTTTCGACTACCTGGACAACATGAAGGGAACAAAGCACGGCGCAGCGTTGACGGGCGGGGCGCTAACCAATGTTCCAGTCATCAAAGGGATGACCCCACTAGCGGCAAGCGAAAACCAACACGAAATGGAGACAAAAACCATGAATCTCGCAGAACTCACTGAAAAACTCGCAGGCCTCGGCATCTCTTTGTCCGAGCTGCAAGCAAAAGCAGCAAAGGCTGACACACTGGCAACCCAGTTGTCAGAAGCAAAAGGCCTCGTGGCGTCAACTGAGCAAAAACTCAGTGAAGCTAACGCAAAGGTTACGGAGCTTTCCGAGAAAGTGACCGCTTCCGAGAAGGCTTCCGCCAAGGTCAAGTTCGACGCCCTGGTCGAAAAAGGCATGCGCGACGGCAAGCTCACCAAAGCGTTCTCTGAAGGACCGCTCAAAGAAGTGTTCGAAAAGAACGGCTTTGAATTCGCTGAGACCATGGTCAACGCGATGCCTAAGGTCATGACGACCGACAACAAGGGCCACGGCGGCGGCGCTCAAGGCGACAGCGGCAAGCCTGCCGACGTTGAGCTGTCTGAGAAGGCCTCCGAGCTGGCGGCAAAAGACAACATCAGCATTTCCGACGCCGTTGCGAGAGTGCGCCGGGCTGAGCCGGAACTCGCGAAGCGTTACGACTCGATGCACGCCTAAGAGGCAAAGCAGCGAGCGCCACAACCAGCCGCCCGATGATCGGAAGGCTCAACAAAATAAGGGAGACACTCCATGAGTGGAAAGAATTATCAAGATCAACTGTTGACCAACATCGCTAAGGGCTACCGCCCACGCTTTCACATCAACGAACTCATCATGCCGCCGTTGCTTGTCAACAAGCCAACGGGCAAGATTGCCGATTACGGCGGTCACAATATGCGCATCGTCTCGACGATCAAGGCACCTGAAGGCGGCACGCCGACCATCACGTCCAACGTCAGCCAGGCCGATGCCTACACCCTTGAAGAGCATGCCTTGAAAGCCATGGCCTCTGACAAGGCCGCTGAAAACCAGGAGGCACCGTTCGATGAGCAGAAGGACAAGACCGAGCTGGTTATGGACTTGCTCAGCATTTCGCGTGAGTATGGCCTTGCCAACTTCATGAACACGGTTGGAAACTTCACCAACTACGTGACGAAGTCCGGAACTGACCAGTGGGGCGAATCAAGCGACGCGCCTATCACTGACGTCGAGACGGCGATCACCGCCTGCGCAAGCGCAATGAATGTGCCGCGCTCGATGGTCACCCTTGTCTTCGGCCGTGCAGCTTGGGACAAGTTCGTTTCGCTTTCCGAAGTGTCGGATCTGTTCAAGTACACCAGCTTTGCCTACATCAGCGAAGAAATGATCGCCAAGCGCCTTGGCATCAAGCAAGTCCTGGTCGGACTTGGCCGCTACAACACGGCCGCCTTGGGTCAAACCGACGCATATGGTGACCTGTGGGGCAAGCACTGCTGGGCGGTTTACATCCCACAAAGCCCACAACTCAAGGAGCACTGCTTCGGCTACACGGTTAAGCGTCGCACGGGTCCGGTCGTCGACAAGTGGCGTGACGAAGACGTCAAGGGTTGGTGGGTTCGCTCAACCGACGAATACGATCAGTACGTCCTCAATGAGAAGGGCGTTTACATGATCGATGCAGCGGTCGAGTAACTAAGGCGGATTTTTGATGATGGCAATTTTTGAAAGGTATCAGGATGGCAAAGCAAAAAGGCAGAGGAATGGCGGCGCTACTTTCAAGCAAGAAATCAGAAGATGATTCGGCCGAAATACCGCCGCAAGTTGTCGACACTGAAGAAGTAGAGGCGAGCGAGGAAGCTCCGGCACAGGAGACCGTAAAGAAGTCTAAGACTGTTGTAGAGAAGTCCAAGCTCGTCGCTCTTTCAAACTTCAGTCACGGCGACGGACACAAGTCCCATGTGTTCAAGAAGGGTGACATTGTAACTGGCCTCGACGAAGCCAGTCTCAATCACCTGTGCGCGCATGGGCTTGTTGGCGAATCCAAATAACCAGGCGCTATTGCGTCATAAATTAAAGGAACCAAAAAAATGAGTCTGAAACCTTGCATCAAGCCAAACATGCAGTCCTATATTGCTGGTGAGGATCTGTCCGCCAAGCAATATCATTTCGTCAAGTTCGATTCCGGATCCGGAAAAGAGCAAAAGATCGTTATCGCAGGCGCGTCCGACAAGACGATTGGCATCCTCCAGAATGCACCTACGTCGGGTCAAGCGGCCGATGTCGCCATGCCTGGCGGCGGGGGTTATCTGGCAGTCGCTGGTGCGATCGCTGCGGGCGGACGGATCAAAGTCGACTCGGCAGGAAAAGGCGTAGCCTCATCCGCTGAAGGCGACATGATCTGTGCCGTAGCCGACGCGATCGGCGCGAACTCCAGCTCGGGTGACACCATCCCCGTGCTCGTTTCTCTGGCACTTGATGCGGCTCCGTCTGCTCAGGCGACCGTAGTCGCAGCACTGACCGGCACCCTGACTGGAACTGCCAATGGTGCGTTGGTTGACGTAGCCGCAACGGCTGGCTCTTGCGCCGGAAGCGCAGAACCGTCAGCGGCAAACGTCGATACTGCGATTGCCACGGCAGTTGCGTCGATCGTCACCGGTGTCAACGAGCAGAACAAAGAGATCATGACGAAGTTGAATGAGGTAATCGCGGTACTCAAGACCGCTGGACTGATGGCATCTGCATAGTGATTAACGCCTGGGGGGCTTAATGTCCCCCGGGCTACGAGGCTTTTATGGGTTACTGCACCACAGGTGATGTCCAGGGCAAGTTCAAGCGACTTGATGTCGACTCGAACAGCTCGATCAATACGACAAAAATGACTTCGATGATCGCGAATTACTCCGCCATTATCGACGGCAAGCTGTCGTCGGCGTATACGGTCCCGGTTACGGGCGAAAATGCGCTGCTGATCCTAAATGAGATCTGCACGCTTTTTGTCGCGGCTGAAACCCACGAGATCCTGATCGCCTCGGGAGCAATGACTGAGAAGGATTCAGACCTCGGCCTTCGCGCGCCCGACATGCGCAAACGCGCCGATAAGATGTTGGCCGATATTGTCTCAGGGACGATGCCCCTCTCCGACGCAACAGCCGCGTCATCAGGTCAAATCAGAAGCTCAAGCCTTTCGACAACAGACGACCCGGTTTGGAAAAAACATACGAGGCAATGGTAGGCGATGGGACAAGAGGCGTTCACAATTGACGACGAGCCGCTGCGAGCCCTGCAGTCGCGTGTCGCCTATCTGCGCAAAACAATGGACGACCTTAGTCCGATGTTTGAGCAGTTTGCCTCGGACTTCTATAAAACCCAAAAGCAGATTCTCATGCTTAAGGGACCGGGTCAGTACGCTGACTTGACGCCAGCCTACAAGATCGAAAAGGAAAAGCGGCACGGGTTTG